GTTGCTGTCCCAGACTGCTTGCCCTGTTGCCGGATCGATCAGCTTCATTCGTCAGTCCTTCGGATCAATGATGACGCGCTCGATCTTCTGGATGATCGCGCCGCCGTCTGGGCCAGAGAGTTCTTGCTTGGTCGCGTCAGAGTAGCCGTGCTTGGTCAGCATCATCTTGGTGATCGGCGCGTTGAAGTTGCCGACCAGGCCGTGAGCGACCAGTTCACGCTCCTGGCGCTGGGCCAATTGCTTTAAGATGTCAGAAAACTCTGCCTTGTCTGGCTCTTTTGCCCAGGTGTGGCAGGTTTCGCGTGTGATGCCGAGAACGCAAGCAAGGCCGGCGATTGTCGGCACAGGGTCGCCCATATCTTTGAACGACGTGAGGTATCCTCGCGCCATTTTCAGGATGCTGTCGCCGTAAACTGTGGGCCTGCCGCCAGCCATGCTGTTCACCTTCACTCGGGCGATGCGGCCCGGTCGCTGGGGCGCAGTTTAGCGCAAGGTTCAGGCAAAAGAAAGCCCAGCGCGAGGCTGGGCTAAGTAGAGGCAGGTGTCCAACAGGGAGGTGTTGTGCTGACACCTTACCGCTTGATGGCCAAATACGCAAACAGTCCTTTGCCGACGCGCTTGCAGAACAGCAGGCACATGCCGGCATCTGAGGCTGCTGCGGCATCGAGGCGGTGCGGGCCGCCGCAGTGTTGTCCGATCCAGTAGAGGATGCGGTCGCCCTTCTTGGCTTCATGCAGGGCCAGCGGGAACATGCCGCGATGCAGGCCTGTGATGTCGGTTGGGTCTTTCACTCAATCACCCCGTCGCTGAGAAAGTCAAAGTCATCTTCCAGATCGGCCTGCGGTCGGCGCACGGCTTTCACCTCGGCGCCGGGGAAGGATAGCTTGATTGCGTCCACAAGGCCATTGCGGTGAGCGTGCAGGGCCACTGCAACCTCGCGCATGGTGTGGATGGCGATGCCCGGTCGCTTGGCGTAGGCTGCCGGCCACTCGCGGCCATCCTCAATGATGCCGTACACGGTGCCTTCGTATTCGTGTTCCCAGATCATCGGGTCCGATACTGGCCGACCGAGGCTGACGGCTTCGGCGTCCATCGCTGCCAGCCCTCGCAGACATACCTCGACCCAGAACTTCACCTTGTCGGGATCTTGTGCGTCGATGGCACCGTTCAGGCCAGCGACGGCCTTGCCCCATTTCGCCGCGCTCTCGACCGAGACCAACTCGGGCAGACGATCCACGCCCCAGCGTTTGTCCATTTCGCGGACAGCCTTGTCGAATGGTGCCAGAGATAGGTCCGCTCTGATCTCATTGGCCGTCGCTCCTTTGTGCAGGATGCGGTCGTCTTTCTTCTGCCGGGTTGGTCTCTGTGCCATCGCTCTCATCCTCTCGTTTTCCTCACCCTCACCTCACCTCACATAACCAACACCTTCACCTCCTCACCCCTCACCCCCTTTAGGGGGTGGGGTGAGGAGGAAGGGTGTTTTACCTCACCTTTCCTCACCTTTCCTCACCTGTGAGGCTCTAGGTGAGGTGACATATTTATCACACTTCGTCATGGCTGATCCACTCTCCGACCACCACGACGGCCACGTCTCTGGCCTGTCTCGGGTCTGTTATCCGCTCGACGGCCAGCACGTTTGACTTGATCCAGGTCTTGATGATGGACGCGACCTTGGCCTTCCCTTTCTTCTCGGTGATGTCGATGCCGAGCATGTCTGCTATCGGCACGCCCACCCATTTTTTAGACTGCTGGCTTTCGCGCAGCGGCTCACCGTCTGTGTGTGCGTCGGCGACGATCCTCTGGGCTGCTTTGGCATCCTTGCCGCTGATGCCGTCGAATGCGTCTGGCAGGGTGTACGGGATGCAAACACCGATCCACTCGCCGTTATCGATCTTCACGCCTTCCATCTTGCGATACACCGCAGAAGCCGCTGGCGGGGCCAGGTTGGCCTTGCCGTCATCTACGCGGAAGATGCTGCGCGCCTCGGTCTCGTCGATGCCCAGCTTTGCCGCGTCGTCTGGTGACATGCGGTTGATCACGCGGGCTGCTCGGGCTGCGCCAATGAGGGAGCCTGCACCACGCACGCTGTCGATGCTGGCGTCCTCGCCGTTGCCTTTGCGGATGTGATGGACCAGGCCGATGGCCGATTTCGTCTCGTCAGCAACGCGCCTTATTTCCGCCACAATAGCGTTCACAGCCATGTTGTCGTTTTCGTTGATGTTGTGCGCTCCGACGAAGGGGTCGATGAACACGCAGCCGATCTGCTTTTCTGGGATTTTGCGGCAGAGATATTCGACCAGCTTTGTGTTGGGCAGCACGCCGTCGCGGGTCTGGATGCCGAACTTGAGGCTGAAGTCTCGGCCAGCGTTGACGAACAGGCGGCCCTCGACCTCGGCTGGCTTGATGCCGTAGTGGCGCATGGCAGACAGCACGCGGCGCTGGATCTCCTCCAACGGGTCTTCGAGGTTGACGATCCACACGTTTGTGCGCTCTTTGACATCCTCGCCCAGCAGCGGGCGGCCTGTGACGACGGCCAACGCCTCCACGATCTGGAGGGATGTCTTGCCGATGCCACCAGCCGAGGCCAGCACGCTGACGAAGGAGCGCAGGTAGTGGTGGGCATAGATCCACTTGCGCGGCTCGATGCTGGCCTCGTCGAACATGTCGTAAAGGCTGGGCCAGTCGGGGGCTGCGTCAGGCGCGTCTGCTGGCGCGTCGGGGATCTCGGGCGGCGCTGCATCATCTTCGGCAGAGATCGCGCTGACAGGTGCCTCTGACGCAGCGGTCGGGGCGATGTAGTCGAAATCATCCATACCGTTGTCTGGCATCTCGTTGCGGGCCGGGTTGATCTCGGCCCCGTAGGCGCGCACGGCGCCGTCAAAGTCGCCGTTGTGTTCGTAGTGGACGAACAGGTCGAAGGCGTCGCCCCAGCAATAGGAGTTCTCGCCCAGAGACTTCGGCCTGCCCACGCCGGCGGCTGCGTCTGAGCCTGAGAGGCTTACCCAATGCGATAAGAAGTTCTCCGTGGCGTAGCTGTGGCTCGTTTGATACCGAGAACGGTAATGCTGGGATGATCCGCGCCGCTCATATTGATAGCGGGCCAGCAGATCCTCGATGCTGTGGGCCTCGTTAAAGGCGGCCACCGGGCTGACCTCATCGGGAAACTTCTGCCGGCGATCCGCACGCTGGCGCTCACGCTCGGCCCGCGCTCGGTCGGCCTGTTCTGCGGCCAGGCGGCGCTGCTCTGCCTTGCGGTGCAGTTCTTGCAGGATCGGGCTGTCGGCGTCGAGGCGCAGCGGTTTGCCGCGAATGATGCGGTGTTCGTAGAAGATCGGCGACAGGTCTGGGTTGCGGCGATCTATCGGCACGTTGGGCAGATAGATCGGCTGGCCGCAGCGTGCCAGGGCGCCGTCAGGGTGAACGCCATTGACGTGCAGCAGATCGAAGAAGGCTGTTTGGATCTCTTCGTATTCGGCACCTGTGACGATGGCTGCCAGCGGGATGATTGCGCGCCATTTGCGGTTCTCCGGGCTTGCCCCCGAGGATGAGTAGATCAGGATGCTGACATCACCGCAGACAGCCTGCACGGCCTCTTGCACGTCGTCGATGGACGGGTTGCCACGGTCCACGTCGATGGCCAGCGCACGGTAGGCTCCATGCTCACGCTGGGCTTCGTGAGCGCGTGCGTCGTGCGCCCGGTAGGTGGACGGGATGAAGAAGTCGGCATCCCGCTTTTCTTTGGCCTGCGGGGTTTGGACCAGCTTGACGATTTCGTTCCAGCCGATGCCGGGGTAAGTTTCGCCGGGCTTTTCGATGAGCGTGAAGAAAGATCCTGGCGCTGTCAGGAAGCGGACATCAGACATGCTTGATGTCCTTGTAATAGGCGCGATTGGCCTGTATTATTTGCATTGGAAGGCTCCTCTCTCGCTTCCGTTAATTTGAACCCCGGCAAGTTGCTCGCTTGCCGGGGTTCTTCTTTATGTCACCACGGGATGTCGTCTGCCAATTCTTCTTTGATGCTTTGGCGCTTTTCTTCGGCCAGCGGTTTCTGCTCGAAGGGGTCCGACTTGCTTTCCACGGTGTCGAAGTCATCCATGCCGCCGTCGCCATAGCGGGCTTCGACCACCTGCACAGCATCCAACAGCATCGAGATGCCGCCGTTTCCGTCGGGATCGATCACCGCCACAGCCCACGCACGCACGGTGCCTTTAGAGCCGCCCCAGAAGTTCAAATCGGCCATAGGCTGCTTCTGCCCGTCGATGACGGTGGGCGCCTTGTTGGGCGTGCCGTCTTTCTTCATGCCGTTGCGCTTGGCGGTGAACTGGACCATGCCGGTCTCGGTGCCATGCTCGTCCTTCAGCTTCTTCATGCCGAAGACGGTCTTGAACTGCGGCATCTTCGGGTTGCGGCTACGGCAGGCATCGTAGTGTGCCTTAAGTTGCTCAAAGATCGGACGGGCTTCGTCCTTGGTCATCTCGAAGGCCACGGACCAGGCCGCGTTGGATGCGGTGGGCGCGCAGGGTTCGCTTGCCTGCTTCTGGGTGTTGAACCGATAGGTCTGGTTCAACTTCGGATATTGAAGGGTGACGTTTTTAGCCAAGACCTTCAGGAAGTCGTCGTTATTTGCCATGATTTGCTCCTCTCTGGCGGTGGTAATCAGAAGTCAACGGTTTCGTCGAACACGTCGGCTTCAGGCTCTTCGGTCTGCCAACGCGGCAGATCGACATGGTTAATCAAGGGCCAGCCGGTTGTGAAGGTGTTTGCGGCTTCGGCTCTGGATATTTTTTCGAGGGTGTCGGTGACGCGCAGATCGGCGGCAGCCAGGTAGCGATCCGTCAGCGCGTGCAGGCCGACAGCGTATGGTGCTTCCTTCTCCACGCAGACAAAGATGAAGGTGTGAGCGTCATGCCCGGCAGCACGCAGGCAGCGCAGGTAGAACGCGGCTTGCAGATCGTAGCCATAGTTGCGGATCTCGCGCGGGAAGCCGTCGGGGCTGGCGTCACGCGTTGTCTTGAGATCAAACACGATGCCAGCGTCGGGCAAGTATCCGTCGGGACGGCACTTAATCTTGACGCCCGTCTGCGGATCGGTCGCGAAGAAGCTGGCCTCGGCGACAAAGCTGGGGTCTGCGATCCAGGCCTTGACGACTTCGTGGTTAATGATCGGCGCCGCGATCTTCTCGGCCAGATCATAGTCGCCTTCGGTCAGCAGGATCTGGCCATCCAGATCGGCGGCAAGCTGCGCCTTTTTCCACTTGTCGCCACGGCGATCTTCGGGGCCGCGCAAGACGAGGTTCTTTTCCGGCTCCAGCACAAGGGCGTGGACTGCGCTGCCGAGGGCGAAGGCGCTGCTGTCTTTCCAGACCTTGCCTTTCCAGTGTGCCAGCGATTTGCCTGCGACGGCTTTGACATCGCTGCTGCTGATCTCGGGCCTGGCGTGGTAGTTTGCGTTTGATAGGTCGCGGATCATTTCTTTCTCCATCCATACAGTGCGATCAGTGCCGCCTCGGCTCTGCCGTCGTCTTTGACCCGCGCCCACTGGTCCGAGCAGTCGGGGAAGTATTGGCTGGCCAGCGCGCGGCTGGCGTTCTTGTCGGTCGAGAGCCGCATGGTTTTCTTCCACGCGGACGGATCGACCTCAAACGTCGGCACGCCCGCGAAGAACAGGCAGGCCTTCAGTTCACCGTATGCCTGCGCGATGGTGACGGCGTTTTTGATGCCGATCATGCGTGGGAAGAACGGGCGTTCAAGCCAAGCGCACTTCACAGCCCCGATGTCCGAGATCAGCGCACGCTTTTCGTCGAGGGTGCCGGGCATGTCGTATGTCGTGACCTGCATGTCGTCGCAGTCGAGCAACGCGAAGGCTCCGCTTTTGCCGGGGTCGATGCCGAGGATGAGGGTCATACTTCCTCCGTCGCGGCTTCACCGCCCAGCGCCAGATAACCGCAGCCGTCGATCCAGTTGTCGGTGTGCTTGGGGTTACTGCGCGCCCGCGCCAGCTTCATCAGGGTCATCATCACGGCCACGTCGTGCGGCTTGATGTTCTTGTTGAGGTGGGCCGACCAATAAGCGGCGATCAGACCAAAGTTGCGTTCCGCATCGCCGTGTGTGGCTGCGCGGTCTTTGGTGACGTACTCTTTGGCCGTATCCAAGATGTCGGCCCGGTTCACTTGGACACCCATTCCTGCTCGAAGCGCAGGTCTTCGATCCCGGTGATGTCAGCCAAACGGTGGCGGTAAACGGCGGACGGCACGACGCGGCCTGTCATCCAGCGGGAAAGGCTGGACGATGCTACTGGAACTTTTCTTGCGAGCCAGCCCAGTTTGCGCCCGTCCTGCGCGCACCATAGCCGGATTTGAGTTTGAGCCATCATTGGCGCTCTCCTGTGTTTCGGTGCCACCAGACCTAAAGGCGAAAATAATTAGCGTCAAGTGCATTTATTTTCTTGCACGCTGCAAATCAGGCTTTATAAGTAGGGATACGAACTAGCAAACAAGGATGACCCAGATGACCAACCTTCCCGCAGCATACGCCAACCTCTACGGTTACACCGACGTTTTTCCCTACGAAGTCGTGTCGATCAGCAAGAGTGGCAAGCAGATCACGATCCGCTCTATGAAGCAGCGCCTCGACCAGACTTGGCAGCCCGAGTTTTTCATGGGCGGCTTCGTCGCCAACTGCGGCAACCAGAGCGAACAGCGTTGGCTGATCGAAAGCGACCCAGAGGGATACACCATGAAGGCACACAAGCGCGCCGACGGCTACTTCCACAGCCCCTACGGCAAGCACCGCATCGACGCCAAGCCGCGCGCCTTCCACGACTTCAACTTCTAATTACCCTCTAACAGCCAGCCCTTCGGGGCTGGCACC